ACAAGATGTCATGATGTGATAGTTTGCAAGAGGATCGTTGGGATCCATCATGATAATTCTTTGGAACTCATCAATTGTGGGGTATTTCAAAAACAAAGTGAACTCTTCGTTGACTTTAACCTTCTTGCTATGATCCTTATCTTTGACGATAGACACATCATCAATATTAAGTTCTAGTTCTACTGTTTCTTCAGTGTCTGGATCTTTGATCATAAATTTAATTTGGTTGTCCACAGACTTTGCACGGATAACCATCATGACATATTCCAAGTCAAACATTGCTAGTTTGGATACATCTGTTTTTACTAGACAGTTCTGTACGACTTGTTTGGCTGCAATGAGTTCTTGTTCACGGTCATTAGATTCTTGTGCAACCAAAAGAATCTTTTCTTCCTTGACCGTAAAGGGTCTGTATTTGATTTTTCTACCAGATGATGGAAGTTTCAATTCAAAAATAGGTAGATCAATTTTAGGTAAAGACATAATATAGTTCTCCTGTTAAATTCCTATACTTCGTGTTAGGTTATTAAATGAGTTGTTTAAACGTTGGAAGTTGTTTACTGTATCTTGAATACTGTCACCAAGGAAACCTTGGTTGACTGTTTGTTGTACCACCCCTGCAAATCCTGCAACTGCACCAAGGATGTCGAAGAAACCAGCCCCACGTCCTAGTCTTGAAGTTGGTGATCCTGCTCTGAGACCAGAGTATTCAATTCTATCATATGAGAACTGAACAGGAAGTGTAAGGTAGGAGTCATTAGATTCCCATGCAAGATCCAAATCACCAATCTGACTTGGCCATGCTTTATCTAAAATGACTTCATAATATCTACTTGGATCTTGATCTGTCGAAAAGTGTTTAATACTGATACGACAAGAATATTCATCTTTGTAACCAATTTCAAATGGAAGTTTACCATTGTCTTCTGATAAGTTACCCCCTGCAGTTCCAATGTTGATAACACTTTGCATCCATGAATGAAAGAACCTCAATATCTGATGGTCGCTGTCAACCATGAAGATTGTGTTGACTGCAGTATTCTGTACACTCATTGGAAATTGTTTTGGTAGTGCAGCGACTGATTCATAGTTTGCAACGTTTAGGGATACAGAAGGAATCTGTGCAGTCTTACAGAAGAACGTCAGATCCCTTGGTCCAATCACACTATTGACTGCAGATGGATATCCTGTTATTGTAACTTGAAATAAGTTAGCGTGAGAAGGTCCCCCAAACTTATCAAATGTGGATTTAAATTCTGATATGCGCATTATCCGTTCCTTATGATTCTACGAGAGTCTGAGTAGACCTTGTTCTTCGATGCACCCACGAAGTTCGCAGTTGGTAAAAATAAAGCTATGTCCCATTCTACAGGATTGACATAGAAAAATTTAGACCTTGTCTGACTATTCAGATAGTGTTTAATTGTTGGTTTAAACTCTTTGTATTTCGATGCCCCATTAAGTACTTTATACGAAAGTTTAAGTTTAGTTGTTTCATCATACTTATCGTTTGTCGTCAAATCATATAGTGCATCCATAAGTTTTGCACGTAAAATAGGTGGTAGGTAATGCATGTTAATACCCATAAATCCTTTTGGTGCAGGACCAATGGGAAAGATCAAAGGAAACCTATCGTAATATGGAAGAGTCTTTTTGTGTTTTGCTTCATACGCAAAAAAGTACATATTTCCATATGCAAGATTGTTGGATGATCTGTCTTTCAACTGAGTTTGAACTACCTCAGAGTTAATTGGTCCCTTCTTAACTGCCTTCTGCGCAGTATCTCTGTACCACTGTCGTGCAGAAGATTCACGTGCAGGAACTTGCCCTGAACGAATACCTCTAAGTAGAATGTCGTTAAAGAGGGTTGCTGCCATTATTCTGTCTCACATGTACAGGGTTCGTTAAAACACTGACCACACACCCATTCCTTCATCAACTTCTTGATGGTTGCGAGTGCCTTCTTACCGTCTGGGTGATTAGGGTTGACACTCACTTCATCACCGTTCACGAAGTCAGAGATGTTTGCAGACTTACCCAACGCATTAATTGCCTTGTGCAGTGGATCTTTAGGATCGTACTTTCTTTCGAAGCCAGGTTTACCTCTAAGTTCAACCCACTTCTTATCGCCTTTGTTCCACATCTTCAGAACATCTTGATCTTTCCCACGAATGAGTTTCAGTTTGATGCCTTCTGATATGAATGTTGTATACGACTTCATTACTTTATCCCTAGTTCTTTTTCTGTCATGATGACAAACTCCCAACCACGTTTTGCACAGTACTCTCTTGCTGCTTTCCACTTTGCATCATTGATCCCCCAAGTCTTGACTTCGTTTAGAAATCTACGAGACACACGTCCTGTAGGAGTTGCGTTTTTCTTTCTAGGATCTGGTGGTAACGTTTGTTTGTATGGTTTTATTTCAACCACAACTGTCTTTAAGTTACCATCACGATCTTTTCTGTTCACAATAACATCAGGAAAATATCGATGAATATGATTGTCCACAGGTGATCTGTAGGGAATAATCAATTCTTCTGACTGCCACCAGTTTACATCTGGATGTTCATCACACCATTTAAAGAATTTCAACTCCCATAAACTACGATATATGATGTTAGTTGGGTCGCCTTTATACTTTTTCGGATTCTTTGGACGGAATCTACCATTGTATGCCATAACCAATTTCACTTTTTGTTTATAAATAGATTTACTCAATAGGTATTTATAAGGTTTTAATCAAATGGCAGGAAGTAACAGACCAGAGGTTATGCGTCTCAAAGATTCATATGCCCGCAATCCAACATTGTTTTCCTTTCCTCAAAACAAAACGGGGCACTCTATTCTGTTCGTTTTCAAGGAATACGACTACAAAGGATACACTAGATCAGAAAACAGTCCTTCTTTCTATTCTCAAAGAAGTCGTAATGTCGGAAGGGGTATTGGTCAAAGATCCAATGCGATCTCTTCAACCATTAGTGGGTTTGGTAGTATAGAACTCCCATTCCCTAAACAACTACAAGATAATACTTCTCTACGTATTAATGCGTTTGAACGTAATGCAATTACTGAAGCAGTTGTGAATGCAATGTCAAACCAAGGTGTATTCAACAATAATGCGGCGCTTGGTGAAACTCTTATGGCTAAAGCAGGCGAAGTTGCAGGACTTATCCAAGACGTAGGTGCAGGAGCAGTCAGTATGTTTACGGCGGAAGGACAATCCCAAGCAATGGGTGCTCTTACTTCAGGATTAGAAGGAATTATGAACACAGACACCGCTACTGCTACTGCAGCAGCTGGATACTTAATGAGAACTCTCACTAGTAAACTCAGTGGAGACATGGCACGAACTATCGACATGGTAACAGGAACTGCAGTCAACCCTAAAGAAGCGCTTGCGTTTGAAGGTGTTGATTTAAAATCTCATTCTTTCACTTGGGAACTATACCCTTCTAATAGACAAGAGACAGAGACGATTAACAAGATTACGAAACTGTTTAAGAGAAACGCACTACCAGAAACACAAGACTTGGTTGATGGTGTATTTGAACAAACGTTTTTGAAATATCCATCTACTGTAGAGATTAAACTAGTTGGAACAAATCCAGAGTATTTCCCAAGATACAAACCATGTATGATTAAATCAGTTAATATAAGTTACGAAAACTCTGCGGGTACTGTCCCAATCATGCAAGGTGGTGTGCCTGGTTCTGTAACACTTTCTGTTGAACTTCAAGAAATGTCGGCACATAACCGTAATGATGTTGAAGAAGTTATTGGTGAACGTGATGTGGTAAGTGCACAAGCAAACCAACTACCAGCTGATTTCTAAAAGGATAAGATATGGCGAAATATTTTGAAAACTTTCCAATCGTAGATTACAATGGTAAGAAAGTGAGAGACATTACTAGAAGAAACAATTTTCTTAAAAGTGTTTCTACCAATCCAATGTTGTATCTGCCATATACTGTCAAACAAAATGAACGTGCAGAGGATGTCGCACAGTTTTATTATGGGTCGGTAGATTATGTTTGGTTGGTATATATGGCCAATCAAATTATCGATCCTTATTACGAATGGCCTATGGACGAGGAAACCTTCAACAAATATCTCATTGCAAAATATGGGGAAGTTTCTGGTGAGACAGGAGATGATGTTGTCGATTGGACAAAAGAAGAAGGTAACGATGAAAATATCGTTTACTACTATAAGGAAGTATAAGATATGGCAGTTGATCAGGTTATTCTTGCACCAGAATCATTTAGAACGATCTATCTAAGAAAAGAAGATCGTGTAATTCTTCGTACAGAACAGGGACGTAAGATTATTATTAAACGTATTATTCCTGATGAGTGGAAAGAATATCGTATCTACGAATATGAGAAAGATAGAAACGAAGCAAAGAAAGATATTTTTCTTTTTGATAATAGATTCTTACCACAGTTAACAAGGGAGTTCGTTGAATCTATTAGCGACGAATAATAAATGGCAGAATTTAACCCAACATATGCTGTTTGGAAAAATATTGTAGTAACTCCTCATGACGGAAACGCAGAAGAAGATATTACAAAACTTTGCACCAGACTTGACTTCACGCAGAGTATTAATTCTAGTGCGTGGACTGGTTCTATGCGCATTTTGGATTCTTCGGGTTTGTTGGAAGGAAAGGGGTTTAAACTTAGAGGAGAAGAAAAACTAACCTTCGAAGTGGAGACTTACGATGGTAAGATGGAAGATCCTCTTAAAATCACGGCACAAATTCTTAGTATCACAGAAGTCTCGCCACTCGAAAACCTTTCTGGGGTAACATTCACGATAAACTTTATTTCCAAAATAAGTTATACTGCAGGTTTAAGAAGAGTACGTGAAGCGTTCGTTGATCTTCCAGCTTCTGAAATTGCAGAAAAGATCTTTAAAAAGTATTATGCAAACGGCAGACTTGTAGAGGACACAAGCGCTCCAAATGAAATCATTCCTTTCAATGCAAAGAAATTTAGAACAACCGATCTAGGTAGTAGACAAAGAAAACCTTTTTACATACAACCTACAGAGGGGGTGATGCAGTGCGTTATTCCCAATCTACCACCCAGCGATGCAATGAATTTTCTTACACAAAGATCTTTCAGTCAAAGTTCGCCTTCTTGTTCCTTTAGATTTTTCGAAACTTTTACAGGTTATTGGTTTGTTACAGACGAATTTATGATTCAACATGGATTAGAAAATAATCAAACCATTGAAGAATTTTCTTACAACGTTCAAAACTCCCAAGACGGACAAGATGCAGAAGTGCAAGTGAAATCTTTTAAGGCTTTCAAAAACCCTTCACGTGTAAATACCGCAACTGATTTGCATAGTGGTGGTTATAGAAACAAAGTCATAGAAGTAGATCTAGGAAGAAGACGTGCAAGAAACATCGATTATGATTACATTGAAGATGCAGACTACGTTGATATGTCTGGTCAAAAAACATCTTTGAGAAATGTACCTCATACAGAAGAATATATTAGAGAAACTTTTACAGATGAAAATGCACGTAGAATGCTTGTGTTCAAAGACTGGTATGATGAAAACGGACAAACACTAAGATCTAATCAACACTATCCAGAAATTCTTCAAAACAGAAGTGTTTATACTCATCACTTAGGACAAACAATAGTTTCTGTTAGTTTGAATGCGTCAAGATTAGATCTAAGGCCAGGCAAAATTATATCGGTAAGATTACCAAAGTTTACAATTGCTTCTACACCAGACTCACCTTATAATGACGAGTTGTCTGGTAATTATTTAATTGTATCTATATCACATTCTTTGCAAGACGATGTGATGACAACAAATGCGTCTCTTGCCAAGTATGGATGGAGTGGAGAATATAGACCATGATGGAATCGGGTATTGGCATAACTAACCCACTATTTTTTATTGGTGTGGTGGAAAACAACAGAGACCCTCACTTCGAAGGTCGTATCAAAGTTCGTGCGTTTGGTATTCACGGTGACAACTCGGAGATCCCAACCCCAGAACTTCCATGGGCAATCTGTGCAAAGGGTGACTATGATCCAAACGGATCTGTGCCACCATTGAATTCATTTGTATACGGAATGTTTTTGGACGGACGTGCAGCGCAACATCCACTTGTACTTGGACTTATTCCTTCACAATTTGCAGAACCCATCAACCCAGAACAAAATGGATGGGGTGTCGTACCAGATTGTAACGGAGAACTACTAGCGCAGGGCGCAAGACCAGAAGATTTTGGCCAACCACAAAACTCACGACTTGCACGTGGTGAAAACTTGGAAGAAACTTATGTTCTTCAACAAGAGATGAACCGTGTTGAAAATGTATATATTGCAGGTCAACAGGAAGTAGAACCAAACGAGGACGAACAAATAACATGGAGTGAACCTAGTCCTGCATACGGTGCAAGGTATCCATACAACCGTGTCATATCAACTGCAAAACACTCAATTGAAATAGACGACACGCCAGGCGCAGAACGCATTATGATTTACCACAACGAAGGATCGTATGTGCAAATTGATTCACGTGGATCTACCACACACAAGTCTGTGGGCGACAAATACGAAATCAACGACAGACAACAACATGTGTATGTTGGTGGTCCAAGTATGGTTACGATCAATAGTGATGCATATGTCTATGTCAGAGGTAATAAAACTGAAGAGATCGAAGGTGACTACAACATGATTGTACGTGGAAACGCACAGTTTGGTGTTGGTGGTTCCTTCTTTGTTAACGCAAGTGATCAGTTGCAAATGAGAGCCGCAGACGTGATGTTGGACGCAAACGTTTCCACATTAGAAATCTTTGGTAAAAAAGAAATCAAAATGACAACACCTATTGCGTTCTCTATGACTGCGAAGAAGATGTTCCAACACATAGGGGAAGAGTGGCACGGAAAGTCTGATGGATTTATCAAGTTTGAATCTACGGATGGTTTCTGGCAACAGTCAACAGACGCAGGTTTCAACTTCAAGGCTGCAGAGAATATCCAATTCCAAACAGACGAGACGTTCTCACTCAAAGCGGGGGATGCAGTTAATGTTGATCCAGGCAGTGGTATTATCGATCTTGCAAGTGGATCTTCAGTAGAATCAGAAGCGGCAGAAGCAGAGGATGCGCAAATCGCAGAACAAACTCAGATGCCAGAACCACCCGCAAAGTCTACTGCGATTGTTAACTCTGAAATCGCATCAATGGATGCACCAGTATCTATGGCAACAGATGATAGTGCAGACCCATCTCATGAAGAAGAAGGTAGTAACTACTTCGACAATATGGGTGTCGCACAATTAGAGAAAGAAAATCTAACGGTTGGGAATACATATAAGATAGGTAACACGAATTATACATTACAATCTAATCCAAGTGATCCAGAAGATTCTAGTCTTTGGTACTTTGAGGAACAATAAAGATGGCAAAAAGTAATTGTATTGACTTAAACGATCAGATATATCAGTCCAGACAGAGACTTGGCGGTGCTCCCATCAGTAATGGTGGGGAACTGAACGTATATGCTATTGAAAATTATAAAGCAGAATTCTTAGAAGGGATCAAAACAGACAGTTTAACTGATCCTGTAGATCTTCAAGTTTCTCTTCATGGAAATGCATTTTATGAATCGTTAACAGATTTTAATAACTTTTTAAGTGGAAGTCAATTAACAGACTATCCTGAAGTGTTGGAAAGATTTGAAAAGGGCCCTATTTCCACAATTGAATTCGCAGACTTTTGTGGTGCGTATAATTACACCCCACCTAAGATTAAAACTGCGTCTACACTTGCAGACTTGAACCTATTAAAAAATTTGAATTCATATTATAAAGATCCTAATTCAAGTATTCTTGGTGGATTTTGTAGTATGATGCCTCAGGTATTTGGCGCAATTGGTGGTTTCTTTACTATTATTGGTTCTGTTGCAGGTCTCATCAATGATGCAATTGCATTCTTAAATAAAATTAGAAACCTTGAAGATCCGATTAAAGCGATCATTGAAAAGATAACAGTAAAAGCACTTATCGAATCTATTAAAGAAAAAGTGGGTCAGGTTATTGAAGAAACTTTTGAGTCGGTAGTGAATGCAGTTAAAAACTTTGATCTTGAAGAAACTATTGGTGAAATAAAAACATACATCAATGAAAAGGTATTTGCAAAAGCTGCACAGATTAAAGATGACATTTCTGCCATTCTTACAGACGAAAATAAAGAGGGTTTGGTTGAAAAGGTAAAAGCACTTTTTGATTATGCAGTTGGACTTTTCTCTAATCCATCTTTGGAAGAAATTCAGTTTTTGATTGCAAGATTTTGTGCTTTTGTGTCAAACATTGAAGCGTTGATTAAAGACATCAAAACACCAATGGACAACTATGCATTTAAGTATCAAAGAATTGTTGGTCGTTTAGAAAGAGTTTCCAACTTAGCTACTGCAGCTGCGGTCAGTGCAGGTGCAGTTCGTTTTGATTCTGAAACTCGACAAACTGAAATAAATAGAATGAGAGAACAATGGCAAGCGCCCCCAAGTACAGGAACAAACGACAATCCACAAGACGAACCGACAGATCCTACAGTAAGTAACCCTGCAAGACTACCAGATACTTATGGTGGATGTGGCGGAGAAGTTGATGCTGCACCATCACAACACCACACACCATCTGGTGAAGCACCAAACAATCCCCACCCACCACTACCTAGTGAGTTTGGGGACATACCTACTTGGGATGAAATTAAGGATGGAAACCATCCAAGAATTGCATTCACTTCGGGTATGGGAGAAAGAGGATGGACTGGTATAAATCCAGATGTGAAAGCAAAACTTATGAGACTGCAAGGACTAACTGGTGCAAAGTTGACTATCAATAGTGGATTTAGAAGTGAACAATATCAAGCGGCACTTAGAGAAAGATACAGAAGACAAGGTAAGTCTCGTGGAACATACACTGAAGGGCGTGGTTGGAACTATGGTGTAGCATGGAACTCACAACACATGCAAGGAAATGCAATTGATGTTGCGTGGGGAAATTGGAGTAGGTCGAAGTTTATTGATGATGCAAGGAGATGTGGATTTAAATTTATCAAAAGATACAACTCTTTCGTTCACATAGATACTGTAGAAAGAAACCCAAGGTAAAGTAAAATGACATTAAATGTTTTTACACCACAAACAAAAAAGATTAATCTTTATTCTGACTTTAAAAAGGATTTAGAGATTAATCTTTTAACAGATGATCTTGCGGTCACAAGAGATGAAGACGCAGTCAAAGAAGCTATGCGTAACCTTATGTTGACAGATCGTGGTGAACGTTTAATGCAACCTTATCTTGGTGCGGGACTAAAAGAACTTCTTTTTGAAAATCTTACACCTGCAACATTAGAACTGATTAAAGATCGTGTCCAAACTACACTGGAAATATATGAACCACGTGCAGACATTATTGATGTCACCGCCGCAGGTTCTTTAGATGAAAACGAAGTATATGTTAATGTAAGATTTTACATCAGTAACAGAGAACAGCCAATCACGCTTGATGTGATATTAGAGAGGACAAGATAAATGGCGACTCCAACACCAATAGTTGAACTTGACTTTGAAGCAGCCAAGGATCAACTCAAAGATTACTTAAGATCACAAACGCAATTCAAAGACTATAACTTTGAAGGGTCAAACATGAGTGTGTTGTTGGATGTCCTCGCATACAACACATATCATAATAACTTCTACACCAACATGGCAATATCTGAGATGTTTCTTGACTCAGCGATTTTGCGCAACTCTGTAATCTCACATGCAAAAGAACTCAACTATCTGCCTCGTTCTCGCAAATCACCAAAAGCGGTTGTTCGTGTTCGTATTGACGATCCACAGGGAACTATTACAGACCAGACTGTCGTTATTCCGACATATACTGAGTTCACAACATCGTTTTTGGGAACAACATATAACTTCGTGACTAATGAAACGTATGTTGCACGTAAAACTGCACCGAATGTATGGGAGTCGGGAGATATAGAAATCTTTGAGGGTGAAGTCCTTGCCTCTTTCGAACGTGAAGGTTTCCTTGTTGATGATAACGGAGTTCTGCGTGTTGCACTCTCTAACCCAGAAGTGGATACAGACTCTATCGTTTGTTTTATCGATGCAGAGGCAACAGAAGATCAGAACGTCTTTACATACAGAACAGATATTTTTGGGGTGGGACCAACCGACAAAGTATTCTATCTAGAACCTTATTTTGATAACCGTTACAACATTTACTTTGGTGGTAACGTATTCGGTCTACAACCATCAGAATTCGAAGACGTGAAAGTACGTTACCGTATTACAAGTGGACCAGAAGCGAATGGTGCAAATAAATTCACATCTTCTTTCTTATCTAATGTGCAGATCACCGTGACTACGGTGCAAGCAGCTTCAGGTGGTGCGGAAAGAGAATCTATCGATAGCATCAAAACTAATGCACCAAAAGCATTGCAGATTCAAGATCGAGCGATCACAACCAATGACTATGAGATCCTTTTGAAACAAGAGTTCCCAGAGATTAATGCGGTTTCTGCATATGGTGGTGACGAATTGGAACCGCCACAGTTTGGTAAGGTTGCAATCAGTGTTTATTTGAATGACAATGCACAGTTGATTTCTCAGACACTTGCAAACTCGTACATCGAATTCTTGAAGAACCGTACACCATTGACGATTGAACCATTCTTTGTTAAAACAGAATTCTTGTATGCAGATCTGAATATTAATGTTTATTATACTCAAAAAGAAACAGAAAAATCTGGCGATCAAATCGAATCGTTGGTTAGAGATGTGGTATCGAAACACTCTACAAATAATTTGAATAAATTTAAATCTAAATTAAGACTTTCAAGATTGTCGAAAGAATTGAATGACATCGACACTGCTATTGATAGTAATGCTATAAAAGCAAAACCTATTATTGAATTCTCACCAACAATTAATCAGTTATATAACCCAAGATTTGTATTTGGTACTGAATTAATTCGTCCATATGCATACAATCAATCGCAGGGATTTACAAACTACACTCCTGCAATTGTTTCTAGTGTCTTTGATCAAAATGGAATTTGTGTATTTTTCCAAGACGATGGTCAAGGTAATATTCAGATTGTTACTGATGATGTTTCAAATCCACAGATTGTAAACCCAAGTGCGGGTACAGTAAACTATGAAACAGGTGACGTTAAGTTGGTTAACTTTGAAACAGAGAGTTATCCAGGCGCTGCAATTAAAATTTATGCAAATACAAAACAAGATGACATCACTTCACCTAACGGACGAGTGTTCTTAATTCGTGACGAAGATGTTCGTGTTAATGTGTACTTGGACAATAAGCTTGTTGCAGGAATTCAAAATAGTGCACAAGATCCAGTAATTCTTGATGCTCCAGATGCAAGTGGAGTTATCACGAGAACAACTGGTGGTAGCGGAAGTTCAGGCAGTGCAGGTGGATCTGTTTACTCATCATCCCAAGGTGGAAGCAGTGGATACTAATAAATGGCAGATTATAACCAAGCAGAAATTCTAAAGAAGATATCATTCTTCATTGATGCGCAGTTCCCCGCACTCTATAAAGAGTTCGGACCAGAACTTGTGCAACTTGTCAAAGATTATTATGCCTTTTTAGAAACAGACACAAATCAATCTGTTTATAACATCAGAAGAATTTTTGAATATCGTGATATTTCTACGACATTGTCGAGTATGGTTATTCATTGGCAAAGAAAATTTCTTGCGGATCTACCATTAAAAGAATCACAAGTCCCCTTTATTATTAAAAACATTATGGACTTGTATCGTTCAAAGGGTACAGAACAAGGCATCAAACTTTTCTTTAGAATTTTCTATCAAGAAGATATTGATGTTTATTATCCTGCACAAAAAATGTTTAAGTCATCGGCATCGACTTGGAGGACTGGTACTTTCTTACAGATGTTTCCAAACAGTAACGAATTTTCTTCCAAAACAGGCGTTGAATATTCTTACTTAGATTTACTTGGAAGAAACATCATAGGTTCAACAACTGGTGCAAAGGCTTCTGTAAACAAAATTAACTTTGTTTTGTTGAACGGCATTATTACACCAATCATTTACATCGATAACTTGCAAGGTAGTTTTGTAAAATATGATGATGTGTTGTGTCAGATTGGCGGGGAAACTGTTTCCTTTGGTAAAATTAATGGATCTCTGAACGATATAACCATTGATACAAGATGGAGTGGCGCAACCACAGGTAATGAAGTAGGTGATATTTTCGAAGTTGAAGGAACCTATGGTTATGGTGGGCGTGCAATTGTTACTGGCATCACAAACGATATCACAGGTTATGTTGAATATGAATATATTGATGGTGGGTTTGGATACACGGTAGAAAATACTAGATTACTTGTTAGTGATCAAGTTGTTATTCTTGCGGGATCGTCTCAGTCAACAGATTGGGAAATTGGAGAAACAATTGGTGATAACTTTGGTAATGAAGGTATTGTTACAGGGTTCAACGAGGTCGCACTTGCAGTAAAGATGAATGACAGTGAAGAGTTTGATGCTGATCAATCTCCCACGATTCGTCGTAGAAGTTATGGTAATACAGATATTTTATATGCTGATATTACCAATAAGAATTCTAGTTCGCCTGGCATTTTATATCCAGATGGTGTACCACAGGATGCGAATGCGCAAGTCATTGCAGTCATTGACGATGTCGAAACTGTTTCTCTCATCACAGATCCAATCCAACCATTCGTTAATGTTTTAATTAACTCTTCTAATTACAACGATGTTCCGCCTGCAGGACAACCGATGTCGGGAACTGCAAACCCAGTTACACTTGCAACACCATTGAACGAAGCGTTTGACTTAACACCTTTCGACATTGGTAGAATCGATATCTTCAGAAACGTCGATCCAGGCGTCAACTACACGAACGATGTTTGGGCGATTGCACAAGATAGTCAGATGATGATATTTGATCGTAAGGACCAGATTATTCAGTTGACTACTCCTGCATCTGCAGGTTCGTTTAATATTGGTGAAATTATCACAGAAGCTAACACAAATGTTAGAGGTATTGTTCGTAGTAGTAACACCCAAGTTGGTTCGGTTACTTTCACGCCTTATGCATACTATGGATTTACAGGAACAAACGATGTCATCAGACCTAACGCTCAAAGATTTAATATCTTAGGAGTTGAAAGAGATTACGAATCTAGAAGATTTGGTGACAACGCAGAAATTGATGCGGAAGTTCAGTTCGCTACAGGTAAGATTGCATCTGCGAAAATATTCAACTCAGGATTTGGATATGTTAATGGTGGAACTGCATATCTTGCAAATAACAATATTCGTGTTGCGAAGGGTACAATTACTGCAGAAACACAAGGTGTTACAGAGGGGTATTGGTCAGACTTTACTTCTCACTTGAATGGTTATGAAGTAGATAGCGCAAATACTTATGCGTATTTTGACTCTTCTATGAGAATTCAAGATAGTGATTACTACCAAGAGTATTCTTACGAGATCCGTAGTATGTTGGGACAACCTGTATATGAGGACTTCTTAAGAGAAAACATGCATACTGCGGGTACAAAAATGTTTGGTAAATTCTATTACCAAAGAAAGTTTGCTGCAGGTCCTGAAAAATCTGGTGTAAAACAAAGATTCCTTCGTATCTTTAATGACGATGGTGAGTCTACATCACCACTAGATATTGGTGATATTAACAACTTAACTGTTGACTTTTCTAATATCTTTTCAGATACAGAAGTTGTCACATCTGATAATGACTCATCTGTTAGTGGTGGTGGTAGTTATACTTACACCGTTACTCCAATTGGTTCAACATCATTGGATGAGGGTTCAACAAAAACATTTAGTGTCTCTGTGCCTGGATGGCCAAATGGTACTCCATTGTATTGGGCGATTGGTCCAAGACCAGATCGTGATAGTGACTTCTCCTTCCAATCTGGTAATATTGTCATGAACAATGGTGTCGGTGGTTTCTCTGTGGCTGCAGTTGCAGACAACTTCACGGAAGGCGCAGAAACTTGGCACGTTACACTAAGAACTGGTAGCGGTGTTGGTCCTGTTGTGTATACATCACCAGATTATACACTTAACGATACATCATTGAACTTCTCGCCAACGCACACTATTAATATTAGTACACCAATATTTGATTATGTGATCAATGGTGCAGATAGATCCACAAACTACATCAATGGTGCACAACCACCATTAGTATTCAATGTAGGTGATAGGGTTCAATTTAACATTGACAGTGGTACACAAAGTTCTCATCCGTTCTATCTGAAGACGACACAAGGTGCGGGAACAGGTAACCAGTTGCCAAATGTAACTGGACAAGGTGGTGCAGTTCTTCAGTGGACTGCAGTTGCAGGAACATATTACTATCAGTGTGCAAACCATGGTAGTATGAACAATACAATTACAGTTACATAAATAATTAAAAACACTTTTTAGGAAGAAAAAATGGCAAAGCAAACAGTAGATATAGGTCAAGCACCCAATGATGGAACAGGTGATCCGTTACGTGTCGCCATGGATAAAATTAACGATAATACGAATGAGATTTATCGTGCAGTGGGTGGATTGGGTAATGATACACTACTTAATATGGTCAACAGTGATCAGGAACTTCAAGTTCTTAATGTTCACAACAAAATATCTTTCTTACTTGATACTGAGGCGGATTTATATGCACTAAGTGCGGGTACTTATCATGGGTGTATCGCACACGTTCACTCGACTGGTGCACTTTACTATGCTCACGGTCAGTGGCGCAAACTTCTAACTGATAATGCCAATAACGATGTAACTTCATATGCAGACAGTCTTGCAAACGTTGCATACACTGGAATGTTGACAGACGCAAACAATTCTGGGTTTGGGTTGTTAGATCTTGATGGTATTGCAGATGGTACTATTGGTCAAGTTCTTACTGCCAATGGAAATGGAATATTTGAATTTAAAGACATTTCTTTAGGCGCAAGTGCAATCAACGATCTTACAGATGTTACTATTACTGCTCCTGCAAGTGGAGAAGTTCTAAGTTACAATGGTTCTGCATGGGTAAATGCAGCTGCAGCAGGCGGTAGTGCAAATACATTTGGTACAATTAGTGTCGCAGGTCAAACAGATGTTGTCGCAGATGCTACAACAGATACCTTGACATTTATTGCAGGTACTGGTATGACTATTACCACTGACGCTGCAAATGATACTATCACATTCGTATCTACTGCGACTGGTGGTACTGGTGGAGCTGCGAATACATTCTCTACTATTGCTGTTGCAGGTCAACCTAGTGTTGTTGCAGATTCTACTGCAGACACTTTAAACCTTGTTGCAGGTTCGAATATTACAATTCAAACTGATACAGGCACAGACTCAATCACAATCAACTCAACTGCGTCTGGTGGATTTACACCATCACGTGTTACACAAGCAGTAACCTCTGCAAGTATTGCAGATGATGCAGAAACAAACATTGATTTTGCAAACTTGGGTGTATCATACTGTTTGTATAGTGTTCAAGTCGACAAAGGTGCAAGAGTTAGAATTTATAAAGACGATGCAGCACGTACTGCAGATGTAAGTCGTCCAATAGGTACAGATCCAGTAGAGGGTGACGGAGTCGTTGCAGAATTTGTTTCAACGGCGGCGGAGACATTCGTCATCACCCCAGCGATCTTCGGTTTTGTCGATAATAGACCAACAGAAAATGATATTCCTGTGAGAGTAACCAACCGTTCTGGTACTACTGGCACAGTTACTGTGACTATTACTGGACTGAAACTGGAAGACGCATAAGATGAAATCTAGATACAACATCGTCCTTTGCAACTGTGAAGAACAGGATTCTGTTTTGGAAACAGAATGTTGTGACATGGAAGTGTATGATACACTTGATGCACTTGAAGGTCTTGTTTGTATGATGTTGACTGAAGAAGAAGCTGAAGAATTACGTGCATCTGACCGTATCATGGAAGTAGAGAAAGAAGATGTTCCTATAGAAACTTATACAGTACGTACTGATGTTGACTTTAATTACCTTACGAGATTTGGGATCACTTCACAAAATGGTGCAGACATCACTTCGACTTTCAAGTTTTTATCTAGTGACCAAGAGATTTCTGGTAATACAGGTCCAATAGGATTTTTTCAAATTAGTCCATTCAATGAAGATGCTTATCTCGAAGATCAAAATATTACTAGAAACTATGCAGGTGAATATGTAGACATCGTTGCAATCGAAGCGGGTACGCCAGTTGCAGCGAATGATGTTTGGGAAGACCACCCAGATTCTCAAGATGACGCTACTCCTACTACTAACACTAGGTTTGTTAGAATGGATTGGTCTGATATTAGTGCTTCTGTAAATGATGCAAGAAACAATCAAGTAACTAATAGTAATCGATTTTCAGATCACGCAATAGGTGTTATAAGTACTGCAGCGGGCAAGACATGTGGATGGGCTGCGGTTTCAAGTATACGTGTCATATATCTTTCTGATGGTGTAACCACAGTGCATAATGCAGTATTATCATGGCACCAAACGAAACCAGTTAATCCAGTCACTGGTAGAAGAAATGCAACCATTGTCACTGGTGCATGGGGATATGGTGGAGAAGACCATAACTACATGTACAGAGTTAAAGACATCAATGAAATTGGTTCCTATGATGACGATGGAATGTTAACAACAGTTCAGAGACCAGTGGGTGGATGGGGTTCTGATTTGACTCCCTTTGTCAATGCAGGTTTGATGCCAAGGATTGCGTATGACCAAACCACTGCTCAAAATGAGTGGTGGATTTCGTGTCCATACCAAATACCTAGTAGTACCTATAACTCTATGCTTACAAATTGGGTTAGTGATGGAAGCATATACTACTTTAAAAGTGCAGGTAACTTTGGTGGTGCACAGTCTGTTAAGGCTGGTGATCCACGTCTGAACGATTACATTAAAATGGATGCGAATATCGATGTGATCCGTCCATTCACAGATGTTGACGGACTATATGATTTTACATACGAAACTAACACAACACAAGATCTTCAAAGATATACAAAAACATATCGTACTGTAGGAAGTCTAAATCACTACAGTATTGGTGCATGTCATCACAGTACTATAAATCCTGTACCAGATCCTTATAGTAATCGTGGTCCACATATTGACATTTGGGCGTTTGGTGCATACACTTGGTCTTCAGCAGGTGGAACTGGAAGAGGTAGCTATACTCTTCCTGATGGAGAGTGGGATTACTTTAGTGGAACTAGTTGTGCTGCCCCAGTAGCTGCGGGTGCTGCCGCATTGTTTGTAGATTACCACTTTGATACGTTCGGTGAATACCCCACACATCAACAACTTTTAGACTATATGCAAAAAAATGGTAAAGAAGTTATGCTTGATCTGCCACCCACCACAACCAACAGTGCTGCTGATGCATTAGCACGTACTAATGAGTTTGATTACTCTAATGCGGGTGTTACTCCACCTAATGCACTTTATGGTCCACGAACCTATAATGCTGCATCAACCTACAACAGAATTGAAGAGGGACAATACGAAAACGGTGGTAACGAAGTAATGGATCTTTGGGGATCAACAACTAAAAGAATATTCGTCCCATATTTTGTAACAAGAAACACTAAACAAAGAGCTTCCTCTGCATTTAGATCCAATTTCCATTATAATAATTACAATGATACAAAGCAATCATATCCACGCAGAAAAAAACGTATTGGTTAACACCATAAATATATTAAAAATGATTATTAGAGAGACACCATGGCAGAGATTTTAACAACAAAATTTAAATCTGACACTACTAGATTGTTCATTGAAGACATCAAGTCCAATGACTTCTATATCATGTGTTCTAGTATCGAACGTCTCGACGCTGAAAATTCAAGATTTTCAGAAAATGAATTCAAAGAAAAGATATTGTTTGGTAAAAAAGTGGATCCTGATGACGTTCACTTTATGATCAAGTATTATCCTTGGCAGAGAGATCAGGTCTATACTCAGTACGACGATGCAATTAACTTAGAAGACCAAAACTTCTATGCAGTAGTTGGTCCAACAAACAACGATACTGGTGACTACAGAATATTTAAATGTCTGTATAACAACGATGGTGCACCAGTTCAAGCACCACCTGCATGGAATGCAAACACAGATAGTCAGATTTATCAAACGGCGGATGGATATCTTTGGAAGTACATTTATGATCTATCAGATTTGCAATTCGAAGCTTATAATGCACTTGGTTTCATTCCAATTAGAAGTAGTG